ATCTACTTGATAAGAAGTTGATACCATTATACTTTTACCCCTACCATATTTAATTATATTAATTAAACCAGAATGACTAATAACAGCTATTACCTCTGCTGCTGTTTTAGCTCTATCAAGTCTATCTGTACAAGCAATTCTATTTGCAAGCATACCTATAATTGCTTGATATTTAATATTATTATTAGTGAGACAAATGGTGAATACACATAGGATTATTTCATTTAACTCTCCTTTATCTGGACTCCATTCAGCTAACCTTTTCATTTTTGAAGGATAGTGTTCTTCATTTAGATATGTATTTAATAACTGGAGAGATACCTCTATTTCAGGTATCCCTCCAGTATTACATATCTCCTTAGCCACATAGGATTCGGAGTAATTTAGCATAATTATAATCCCGCTATACCATACATTAGAAGGATTGCACAAATTATGCATAAGCCTTTTATTACGTACATTATGCGCCTCTTTTTATTAGTTTTATTGTTTATTTTTAGCATAATTAACTCTACGATTAATGACCTCTTTTACTATTTGGGTATTTTTTGCATAACGAATGAAAGAATCTTTATCGACTTCATATTGCTTACCCTTTAAAAATATATAGTATCGCTTCATTATGATTATCCTTTATATATATTTTTTTATACTATCTTCTGACTTCTAGAGGTATACCACTATTATTCAGTGGTACAAGATTCTAAGATTAACAAGGACTGCCCTGTATTAGCGGCAGCCCTTGTTTTCATCAACTAGTGATGAAATCATCCACGCTCACTTCACTGCTGTCCCCTCCACCGTTACTCAGGACAATTGTGAGTTCGCAGGTGATCGTCACCCGTCCACCATGCTTGGTGGCAAGCTCAATCAATTTAGCAGATCGAGCATCAATTGGATACTCAGGGCTATCAAATATGGGGAATCCCTTTGTTGATCTATAGGTTTTCCCATTAGCCATTGGGATTGCCCAATTAGCAAATCCTAATACTGATGATGATGATGATGATGATCCCTGTTTTACTGCATTCTTTGAAATAGACATAGTTAACCTCATATATGATTGGTTATTCGGATGATACGTTTAACTTATTTTAAACGCATTCCAAGAATATGCGCGATAGCGCCCAGTATGAATTAGATTATCGGTAAGATATCGGAATTGTGAAAGAAATTGTATATAACTTTTTTTGAAATTTAAGTATTTGATATTATTACATATTTTTTATTATTGTGTGTTATTACATATTTTTATCTTTATTTTTATTTTTATGTGAGTCTTCATTATTATTTTTATCTTTAAGATACTATCTACTACGGGAGTCTCGAATAAGTACCGCCACCTTTAGATAATGAGAACTTAATAAGTACCACCACCCTCGGATGATGAGGAGTAAGGACTGAATAGGTACCGCCACCCTCGGATGATGAGGAGTAAGGACTGAATAGGTACCGCCACCCTCGGATGATGAGGATGACGGTGGTCGAATTAAGCCTTCGCAGCGGCTGCTCTGTCGGATTGGAAATCCTCTAGCTCAGCTAGCTTCTCTTGGAAGGCGAGGTAGGCTGCTACCTCTGCTGCACGTGCCAGCCATGCGGCTGTTGATGCTGTTGCATCCACGGCTGTGGATAGGCTGATGACCGCGGATGATAGCGAGCTGGCAACGCCGTTGCGACGTTGTACCAGTTCTCGCCTGGTTGGTGATATTACTTCCGTTGTTGTTCTCATGCTGAACCTCCTGATCAGGGATGTTGGGTTAATGCACATAGGATATTCCATGGGCACCCCAGGTATATGCGCGATAGCGCAGGTGCGCTGTTGCTGTTGCAGTTGCAGTTGCAGTTGCAGTTGCTGTTGCTGTTGCTGTTGCTGTTGCTGTTGCTGTTGATGTTGCTGTTGCTGTTGCTGTTGCTGTTGCTGTTGCAGTGTGCAGTGTGCAGTTGCAGTTGCAGTTGCAGTGTGCGGGTGGGTTTGGTGGAAAATGAGGCTTGAAATCATAGGAGGTGGTGGGGGCATATCGGATTTCATTGGTCAAATCCAACAGCGCAACAATAGCACTTAAAATTAAAAAAATTAAAAAAGTTAAAACTACAACAGTATCTAAAATTAAAAAAATTAAAAAAGTTAAAATTAAAAAAATTAAAAAAATTAAAAAAATTAAAACTACAATATTAATTAGTAGTTGGTTTATTTAAATATTAACCGTGACTATCTAATGATTATAGCACCCGAAGGAAATGGGAGAATGATGGAAGATATAGAAATGATTAATGATTACTTGCTATGTAGTATTAATAAGCAGTATAGTTACCCTATATACTAAGTTTACGCTATTAGATTTAAATAGAGGGTATATATAAAATACTTGAAATATTTTAAAAGAATGGTAATAGCAAAAGAATTATGATTAAGCTAGATATTAAGTAAAATATATATAGGAGGTTAAATGGGTAAAGGATTAACAGAAGATCAGTTTAAAATGGTATTACCTTCTAGTATGAAGAGGGTTGTGAACCAGGAATTGATGGATAGTATTAATAATACAATTAATGATCCTGAAGCATTAGAGGTGTTTAGAGAAAATTTATTAAGTTATACAAATGTAATGCAGCAGGGTAGGTTTAAGATTACCAGTTATATTAGTGCGATTAAATATGTTAGTTTTAAATTGCTTGGTTCAACTAATATAGATGCGTATATTAAAACATTCCCTGATAAGTACACTAAATTTATAGCTAATGGTGTATTGAGTAAAGATATTGCAAGTTATTCTACTGCGTATAATAAAAGTAAATTAGTTAATTTAATATTTGAACAAACATTAGTTCCTACACATGTATTAAATGCTCATTTGTATCAAGACGCTTTGAATACACAAGCTGATTTGATGATGAATGCAAAGAGTGAGAAAGTTAGGAGTGATGCAGCAAATAGTTTATTAACTCATTTGAAAAGACCAGAAGTACAAAAATTTGAATTAGATATTGGTGTTAAAGAAGATAGTAGTGTACATGCTTTAAGAGCTACAACACTAGCACTTGTTGAACAACAAAAACAGATGCTTCTATCTGGAATATATAATGCTAAGCAAATTGCAAATAGTGAGTTAATTATAGATGCTGAAGTGGTGGATTAGGAATGACAAATAAAATTAAAACAGTAGAAGAATGGTTAAAGAATGTAAGTTATAAAGATGAAATAGGTTATATACCTTCTGATTTTGCATTAGAATTTGTTAATTTTATTAAGCTAGTAAATGGTGGTATTGGAGAAGAGCATAAAACACCAGTATTACATTATAAAATGTTGAAAGATATTGCATCAAAGAAAAGAGAAATAGCTAATATGGTGTTTCGTGGTGCAGCAAAGACTTCATTAGCTGAATATTTATTTTTATATTTAGGTGTGTATGGTGTATTACCTGAGTTTGGTAAAATTACATTAGCATTATATGTAAGTGATAGTATTGAAAATGGTGTAAAAAATATGCGTAAGAATCTTGAATTTAGATGGGAAAATTCTGAGTTCTTGAGAAATTATATACCAGAAATTAAGTTTACTGATATTAGATGGGAGTTTAAAAATGTAGATGGTAACATATTTATTGTAAAAGGGTATGGTGGTCGTGCGTTGAGTCTTGATTCTGTATTGTTTGCTAAAGAGGGTAAAACTACTATAAGGGATTGTGCTGTTGGTGATTTTATTTATGGAGCAGATGGGGAACTAGCTGCTATTGTACAAAAGAGTGAAATATTTAATAAACCAATGTACCAGTTGAAATTAAAAGATGGTAGGTCTATTAAAGTAAGTGAAGATCATATTAATTCAGTTGTTATAAATACAACACCTAATGGTGTAACTAATTGGGTTGATAAGAATTTAACTACAAAAGAATTATTGGATATAAAATTAACACATGCTAAATTAGGTAATAAAAATCATTCAGGAACAAGTACAAAATCATTAGTATATGTGCGTAATTGTAGCCCTATACGCTACAAAGAAAAGGAATTTAAAATAGACCCTTATACTCTTGGTTTAATACTTGGTAATGGTAGTGTTAAGAAAAATGGTAATGGTGTAATAATAACTGGATTAAAAGAGGATTATTTAGAATACAAAAAAATAATACCATATGAACTTGGTAATCCTCATTTAGATAAAAGAACAAAAGCTGTGGTTAGTTGGGCAATAAAAGATATAAATACTGAAATATACAACTTGTATGGTGATCATAAGTTTATACCAGAGAAATATTTTTATGGGAGTGTTGCACAAAGAATGTGGTTATTGAAAGGATTACTGGATACTAATGGTAATATTTATGATTCAGGTAGAATTTCTTTTTATAGTAATTCACATAGACTTTGTGAAGATACAGCTAATTTAGTAAGAAGTTTAGGTGGTAAAGCATATATTAAACATAAAGTAAAAAATAAAAATAATTTCATTACTTTAGAAATTTGGATTAACGAATGCCCATTTAACCTACCACGTAAAGCAATAAGATTTATAAAGGATAGGCAACACTGGGATAAATCAGCAATTACGTCAATAACTAGAATTGCAGATGAACCCAGTCAGTGTATTGCTATAAATAACACGAGTAAGCAATTTATTACTGGAGAATATTTCAGAACACATAATACTGGTGTACGTGGTAGTAAAGAACAGGGTACAAGACCTATGTTAGCTGTACTGGATGACTTGGTAAGTGATTCAGATGCAAGATCTGATACGGTTATAGCTAGTATAGAAGATACAATTTATAAAGCAGTTGATTTTGCATTGCATCCTACAAGATCTAAGATTATTTGGTCTGGTACTCCATTTAATGCTCGTGATCCTTTGTATAAAGCAATTGAATCAGGGGCATGGTCAGTTAATGTGTATCCAGTATGCGAGCATTTTCCATGTGAAGAAAAGGATTTTATTAGTGCATGGCCTGATCGTTTTACCTTTGATTATGTAAATGACAAGTATAATAAAGCAGTTGCTCTTGGTAAAATTGATACATTTAACCAGGAATTAATGTTGAGGATTATGAGTGAAGAAGATAGATTAATTCTTGATGAAAATATAAATTGGTATAATAGAGAATCAGTATTAAGAAATATGAGTAGTTTTAATTTTTATATTACTACTGATTTTGCAACTAGTGAATCAACATCCTCTGATTATTCTGTAATTGCTGTATGGGCATTGAATAATAAGGGTTATTGGTTCTGGGTAGATGGTGTATGTAAAAAGCAAACCATGGATATAAACATAGATGATCTATTTAAATTAAGTCAGAAATATAATCCACAGCAAGTAGGTATTGAAGTGAGTGGTCAGCAAGGTGGTTTTATTTCATGGATTCAAAGAGAAATGATAGATAGGAATATATGGTTTAATCTTGCAAGTGAAGATAATAAAGGTAAACCAGGAATTAGACCAAATACGAATAAAATGGTTAGGTTTAATATTGTTGTTCCTTGGTTTAAAGCTAATAAGATGTATTTTCCTACTGAAATGAAAGATACTCCCATTATACAGGAGTATATTAATGAATTACAGTTGATTGCCCCTAATTCTATGCGTTCAAAGCATGATGATTGTATAGATACAATTTCTATGCTTGCTAGTTTGATTGTATGGCGACCAAGTGAAAATGTAAATCTACATAAAGATAAAAGTAATATTTGGACATTAGATGAAGATAGGAATGATAATATAAGATTACACTCTTATATTGTATAAGATTTTAAATAAGTATATACTATATGAATAATAATTTATATTCGAGGTAACTATGATTATATTACAAGATTTATTTGATACATTAGCATATGGGGAATTGTCTAATTTAGCGTTAGGTAATTCATCTACTGGTTCAATTGTAGAATCTGAGTACCCTAAGATAGTTTCTCATATTAACCTTGGTTTAATGGAGTTATATAAGAGATTCCCTCTTAAAAAAGGTGAATTAAAGGTTATTCAACAAACGAATGTTGATACTTATTATTTAAGATCAGAGTTTGTGGGTGAGTATATAGAGGATAATGATAATAATCCTTTTGAGGATGATATTATTAAAGTTGATGCTGTGTTTAATGAAATTGGGGATGAACTTCCATTAAATAATAGTCATAATATTAATTCTGTTTTTACCCCTGCATTTGATATTTTGAAAATGGTTCCAAGTGATCCTGTTCAAACTGTGTCTGTAGTATATCAGGCAAGATATCCTAAGATAGTTGTGTATCCTCAATTTAATCCGAGTCATATAGAGTTATATATTCCTGATTTTATAGTAGAACCTTTGATATCTTATGTAGCTGCGAGAATATATAAGGGTATGATAGCATTAGAAGGTGAAGCTAATCCAAATACAAGTTACATGCAACAATATGAATTGGCTTGTAAGAAGATTGAATTGTATGGTTTATCTGCTAATAATAATGATAGTAGAGATAATAAATTTATATCTAATGGATGGGTGTAATATGATTCCAGGTAAATATAATATTACAATATATAGGGGTAGTACATTTAATATCCATATAAATGCTGTTGATGGTTTAGGTGATATTTATTTTAATGATGAATATACAAGTGCTAGGTTACATATTAGACCAGCTTGGGTCAATACACCATCCGAAGTAGTTGGAAAACCCTTACTTGAAATGACCACTGAAAACTTTAAAATACTTATTGTTGGTAAACAAATAACACTTACATTAAGTGCTAAGGAAACAGCTGCATTGAATTTTTTTAGTGGTGTGTATGATTTGGAACTAGTAAATACAAGTGTTAATCCTATTATTGTTGATAAAATACTTTATGGTACTGTTACCGTAAAAGGTGAAGTAACTGTTTAGTATTGGAGGTGTAAATGAGTCCTGTTGATGATTGGGAGAATGTATTAATAGAAGAAGATCCAGTACATGTATCTATTAGTGATGCTACACCTATAGTAACTATTACAAATCCAGATACTACAGAAGTTACTGTAGTTGATAATAGTGTTGCTGTTACAGTTAATGCTGCAAAACCACCAAAGGTTATTGTAGTTGCAGGTGGTAGAGGTGCATGGTTACCTGAAACCACTTCTGATGCAGCTAAGATATTAGATTTACTTGGTAATGTAATAACAGAAGCTCATCTTTCATTAGAAATAAATGCTGATTTAATTTATACAAGAGATCAATTAATTAGATTTGCTAATGATATAATTAGATTGGGTAATGATATATCAATTCAACAAACAGCTATTAATACAAATAAAGAATCAATTGATCTAAGTGCCATTAGATTAGATGTGCATGATGGTGAATTAGATTTAGCTAGAAGTGGTATACAGATAACTGCTGATTCAATTAATGCTGCTGTACTTAGAGTTACAACTGCTGAGGGTCAAATTGTATATCAAGGAAGTCAAATACTCCAAGCAGTAGATGCTATTAGCAGTCATGTTATAAGGTTTGATACTAATGAAACAGAAATTACTAGAGTAGAATCTCTTGTTATACAAAGTGCATATGAGATAAGTCAAATAGTATCAAAAATGACCCTTATTGACGGTGAGTTTTCATCTATTAGCACTAGAGTATCACAAACTGAAGATTTAATAAGCGAGCATATAATTCAATTAAACACCGCTGAAAATGAGATAAATACTCTCAATAATACCCTTACATCCACAAATGCTACCCTTGCCTTAACTACAGAAACATTAGATGGTGTTGCTGCTGATCTTACTTCAGTTAGAGAAATGACTAGTAGCCAATGGTCTGTTAGTATATCTGAGGATTACTATGGAAATAAATATGCTACTGGTTTTGGTTTATTCTTATATCCTGATTGGATTAGGGATAGGGTGTATCATGTAAATGATATTGTTTGGTTTAGTAGTCAAGCATACAAAGCAACCAGTCAACATACCTCTAATACACTTAATTATCCTGGTACTACTGGTGCTCCTTGGATTGTAACTGAAAGAGAAAAATCAGAGTTTATTGTACAAGCAGATAAATTTGCTGTAAGAACTATTGATGCAAATGGTGTGTATATTAACCCATTCACTATTGTTGGTAATGAAGTAGTTATAAATGCTAGTGTAAGAATACTTGAATCTGAAACAACTCCTTGGTCTGGTGTTAATGGGGCAGGAAAACCAGCAGATAATGCAACAGCAAATCAAAGTGATACTACAACAAATAATGCAATTGGAATAGCTGCTACAACTGCTAATTGGTCTGGTATTAGTGGGGCAGGAAAACCAGCAAATAATGCAACAGCAAATCAAAGTGATACTACAACAAATAATGCAATTGGAGTAGCTGCTACAACTGCTAATTGGTCTGGTATTAGTAATCTACCTGCACCATTATTATCTCCAACTGGTTCAGGATTGTTTTTAAATAGTAATTACATGGGGTATTACAAAAATGGTACATGGAAAACATATATGGATAAAACCGGTAATTTTTATCTTACTGGTTCAGGTGGTCATGGTTTAAGTTGGTACAATAATACACTTACTGTAACTGGTGATGTGATAATTCAAAATGCATCAACTGTAAGAACAGCATTAAATGTAGCTAATGGTGCAGATGTAACTTCTACTGCTATTAATACAGGATTAGATACTACTACTGGTGGTATAATTGTTAGAAATGCTATTACCAGCAATTATGCTCATTTAACTGCTGGAGATATTATTTTTTATGATTATTACAATGGGCAGTTTAACCCATATAAATCACTTAAAAAAATAACTACAGGAGTATGTAGTAATGGAGATACAGTTAACATTGGTTATTTTAGAGAAACACCAACAATTATTTTATCTCCAAAATCATTAATGTCATATAATTTAGCCTTTCCAAACCAATCACAGCAGTTTAATCTAGCTGCAAATAACCTAAGAAAATCTAGTAATAATTGGTATTTTGATTGTGATTGTACATTAGAGTTATCCACGAATTCTGTTGTAGGGCCACTTATGCCATTTATGTATAAAGAGTGCTTTGTAGATTTTATGTTAAATTGCAGTTATTGTCCTACAACTACAGCTGGCCCATGGTTTTGTGCAGATACAGCTATAGGAGTTAATAATGTTAAAACTGTTTCAGTAAATTTTGATATTGTCCTAAGTTGTGTAGAGTGTTATCCTGTAGGACATTGGTTTACTGTAAAACTTTATTTAGAAATTTTCTCAAATGGGTCATGGTCATCGGGAACAAGTGTTGAGTCTACAGTAAATAGTGTATATTCAACTATATGGTATTGTTACTCTTATGGTACTAGTGATGACCAACATTACGAATGCGAGCATCTAATAGCCCAATGGCCATCAACAACAAGAAATTTCAATCTTACCCTCTCGTCATCTTTTAATATTACTCACTATAGATATAGAGCAACAATTACATATCCAACAACATGGGCACAAGACATCTCAGGATACTTTTATGTGTATCCTCGTGCAGTAACACTTGGTCTAGCTTCTGCTTCTCTTACAGCTGATGGTCAAGCAAACTACACAGCAATAGGATAATAATATGATACCAAGAGAAAGATATATACCTGAATTGTGGGGTAAATTACATGAACAGCATCCTGAAGTTTATCCTCCACTTACAATCAAGGAACAAAATTATATTATAGAACAAAATATTCGTACAAAATACGCTGCACAAATGTCTGCTGCAGCTGCTCCTTATAAATTAGAAGAGCGTGAGACATGGTTTACCCAGTTAAAAGAAGCTGATGAATGGTTAAATGATAATAATGTGCAAACACCTTTGCTTACAGCTATAGCTATTGCTAGGAGTATTACAGTTAATATTCTTGTATCTAAAATTAAAGAAAATGATGCATTGTTTAAACAAGTAATTGGTACGATATTAGGTAAGCAACAAGCAGAATTAGATTTACTTAAATAATAATGCATAAAATATATTTGCTATTTTAATTACTAACAATTACACTTATATATAATTAAGTTAAACATTATATAATTAAGGATTAACTAATGATTAATACTGAAGAAAAAGTTAAAGATAAATTTCCTGATTGGCCTAATAGACCAGAGCTATTAGACTTAAAAGCAAATCTTACTGATGCTGAAACAGATCATGCTGTTCACATTAATAATATTTACCGTTGGCTTGATAATAGAAATATTACTGGTGCTGCTAAGATTGTAACTAATCCAGGTAATTCTAGTATTACTCCCCGTTTAATTCGTAAGCAAGCTGAATGGAGATATTCATCTATTGCTGATCCCTTTCTTAGTACTGATGATATATTTAATGTAAAACCTATCACAGCAAGTGATAAGAAAAGGGCTAAACAAAATGAACTAGTATTAAATAACCAGTTTAATACAAAGATTAATAAAATTAAATTCATTGATGATTATGTAAGAGACGCAACTGATATTGGTACTGTTATTGTTAAAGTTGGTTGGATTAGCGAAGAAGAAGAAGTTACATCTAATGAACCAGTGTATCAATTTATTCCAGAGCCTACAGGTCAATTAGCACAGAAATATGCACAATTGATGCAATTGAAACAGGCTGATCCAGAAGGTTATGCTGATAATAGTAATCCTGGTTTGGATCAAGCTCTTGCAATGTTTGCACAAACTGGTGTAGCACATATTGCACAGCAAGCTGGTGTTGAAAAAGTAACTAAAATTGTAGAAACTAAAAATCACCCTACTGTTGAAATATGTGATCCAGAGAATGTAGTTATTGATCCCAGTTGTAATGGTGATATTGATAGGGCTAATTTTGTAGTATTTAAATTCAAAACATCTTTATCTGAACTGAAGAAAGATGGTAAATACCATAACCTTGATTCAATTAATATTGAAGCAGCTTCACCATTAGCTAGTCCAGATTATGTTAATGGTAAGGATAATGAATCATTTAATTTTAGTGATGAACCACGTAAACAATTTGTAGTAAATGAATATTGGGGTGCATGGGATACTGATAATAGTGGTATAGCAAAACCTATTGTAGTTGCATGGGTTAATGATGCTATTATTCGTATGGAAGATAATCCATTTCCTGATAAGAAACCACCATTTGTTATTGCTCAATATATGCCTACACGTAGGTCATTGTTTGGTGAGCCAGATGGTGAGTTACTTGAAGATAATCAGAAGATTATTGGTGCAATAAGTCGAGGAATGATTGACCTATTAGGTAAATCTGCTAATGGTCAAACTGGTATAAGGAAGGATTTACTTGATGTAACAAATCAACGTAAATTTAGGAAAGGCGAAGATTATGAATTTAATGGGACTGTTGATCCACGACAAGCTATTTACTCTCATACATATCCTGAGATTCCACAATCTGCGTACAACATGATTACTATGCAAAACGCTGATGCAGAGAGTCTTACAGGTGTTAAAGCATTTAATAGTGGTATCTCTGGTGCTGCACTTGGTCAAACTGCAACTGGTGTTAGAGGAGCATTAGATGCTGCCAGTAAAAGAGAACTTGGTATTCTTAGACGATTGGCTGCTGGTATTATTCAGATAGGTAGAAAATTTATTAGTATGAACGCTGAATTTTTATCTGAAGAAGAAGTAATTAGAATTACTAATGATCAGTTTATTAATGTTAGAAGAGATGATCTAGGTGGAAATTTTGATCTTACACTAAGTATTAGTACTGCTGAAGAGGACAATCAGAAAGCTCAAGAATTAGCGTTCATGCTTCAAACAATGGGTAATAATATGGATCCAGAATTATCTAAGATGATTCTAAGTGATATTGCCCGTTTAAGAAAAATGCCTGATATGGCTAAAAAAATTGAAGAATACCAACCACAACCTAATCCAATGATGGCTAAAAAAATGGAATTGGAGATGATGCTTCTTGAAGCTCAAATCGCTAAAGAACAAGCATTAGCTGCTAAACATGGTGCTGCTTCACAATTAGATGGTGCTAGAGTTGGTAAAGAACAAACACAAGGTCAATTGAATATTGCTAAAAGTTCCACAGAACAGGCTAAAGCAAGACATCTTGGTAGCACTGCTGATAGAACTGATTTAGATTATTTGGAAACTGAAAGTGGTGCAAAACATGAAAAAGAACTAGAGAAGTCTCGCGAACAATCAAAAGCTCAAGCTGCTACAAAATTGATGGAACATCAACTTAAAATGCAGCAAGCTGTTGGCATAAACGGTTAATCTTATTGGATTAACCAAAATTTAACTAGCTCATTATCTTATTAAGATATGAGGACACAAAGGATTTAAATATGAATGAAGCGACTACTTACTTAGAACAAATTGAAATTTCATTAGAAAAAGCTAGAAAGAAAGTAGAAATGATGGAAACACTTAAAAGACTGTCAACAAATAATGATTTCAAAAGTATATTTGTTGATAACTACTTTAAAGATTACGCAATTAAACTAGTAGAATTAAAAGCTAATCCTGGTATGCAAAGTGAACCAAACCAAAAATATATTGATAATCAGATAAATGCTATTGGATACATTAAGCATTTTATTAATAGTATTT